CAACTACCCCGACAAGAAGATCATGATGGTCAGCCACACGGCTGATTTGGCGGTTGATTTTGGTCGAAAGGTGCGGAACTTGGTTGGGTCGGAAAAATATCAAGAGCTGTTCCCGGACATAGCCTTATCCGCAGATTCCAAGAGTGCTGGACGGTGGAACACCAACCACGGAGGTGAGTATTTTGCCGTGGGTGTGGGTGGTGCTATCGCTGGACGTGGTGCCGACCTGCTGCTGATTGACGACCCCCATAATGAGCAGGACATTATTAACGGTAACTTGGACATCTTCGATAAAGCCTACGAGTGGTACACCACTGGTGCGCGTACGCGCTTGATGCCGGGAGGCCGTGTGGCTGTGGTGCAGACTCGTTGGGCGACGAACGACCTGACCGGGCGGTTGTGCAGAGACATGACCATGAACGAGGGGGCAGACCAGTATGAGGTTGTCGAGTTCCCGGCGATCTTGGAGAAGGAAGAACCGGACGAGGAAGGCAATACCACCCTAGTCTATAAGTCATTGTGGCCGGAGCAGTGGCCGCTGGACGCGCTCTTAAGAACCAAAGCCTCGATGCCTGCGTTCCAGTGGAACGCCCAGTATATGCAGAACCCCACCTCTGAGGAGGGGGCCATCGTCAAGCGCGAGTGGTGGCGGGTATGGGAGGACGAGCGGCCTCCGCTGTGCGACTTCATTGTGCAGACGTGGGACACGGCGTTTGAGAAAAGTTCCCGGGCCGACTATTCTGCCTGCACGACGTGGGGGGTGTGGTACCCCGAGTCCGCCCCTGATGACAGCACGACCGGACGGGCCAACGTGGTGCTGCTGGACGCCTTCAAGGACCGGATGGAGTTCCCGGAGCTGAAGAAGGTGGCGTTCGAGAAGTTCAAGGAGTGGGAGTCGCTAGGGGTGCCGATGACCCTGATCGTGGAGAAAAAAGCCTCCGGGGCCCCCCTAATCTACGAGTTGAGACAAATGGGGTTGGTGGTGGGAGAATATACCCCGAGCAAGGGGCAGGACAAGATTGCCCGGTTGAACAGCGTATCGGACATGTTCGCCACAGGCATGGTGTGGGCACCGCAGGCCCGATGGGCTGAAGAAGTGGTCAACGAGGTTGCAGAATTTCCGGCAGGTCAGCATGACGACTATGTGGACGCTGTAACACTTGCGTTGATGAGAATACGGCAGGGTGGGTTCATCAGGTTGCCACACGATGAGCAAGACCCGGTGCGGCAGTTTAAGCGGCGCAAAGTGGCCGGATACTATTAGGAGATAAAGAATGGCAATCGATAAAGCGCTGTACGAGGCCCCGCAGGGGTTGGACGCATTGGTGGTTCCCAACGCTGAAGTAGACGTTGAGATCGAGATTGAGCTGCCGGGTGAAGAAGAGGAGCAGCCGACCATAGCCGACGAGGATGAGTTTGGTGAGAACCTCGCAGAGAAGATTGATGGCAACGTGCTGCAGTCGATGGCCAGTGATCTGTTGGGGCACTACGACGCTGACATTCGCAGTCGCAAGGACTGGATGGAGACCTATGTCAAAGGTCTGAAACTGCTGGGACTAAAGTACGAAGAGCGCAGCGAGCCGTGGTCTGGTGCATGTGGTGTGTTCCACCCCATGATCATGGAGAGCGCGGTCAAGTTTCAGTCAGAGACCATCATGGAGACGTTCCCCGCAGCAGGCCCGGTCAAGACTCAGATTATTGGCAAAGACACCAAAGAGAAGGAAGAAGCAGCCGTCCGGGTTAAAGAGGACATGAACTACCAGCTGACGGAGATGATGCCCGAGTATCGCCCGGAGCATGAACGGATGCTGTTCTCCCTGTGTCTGGCAGGCAATGCGTTCAAGAAGGTGTACTTCGACCCGTCCCTAAATCGCCAAGTTTCCATGTTCGTCCCCGCCGAAGACATCGTAGTGCCGTACGGCGCGTCGGACCTCCACAGCACCCCGCGTGTAACCCACCGGATGCGTAAGACCAAGAATGAGCTTCGCAAGCTGCAGGTAGCGGGCTTCTACCGAGACATTGATCTGGGCGACCCGGTTAAAGTGCTGGACGACGTGGAGAAGCAGAAGGCCGAGGAGCAGGGTTTCAGTGCTGAAGTGGACGATCGGTTCCAAGTTCTTGAGATGTGTGTAGACATCGATATGGAGCTGTACGACTTCACCGACAAATACGCTAAGAAAATGGACGGCGTAGCAGTTCCTTATATCGTGACGATCGAGAAGGGGACAACCAAGGTACTGGCTATCCGTCGCAACTGGTTGGAAGACGACGAGATCAAACAGAAGCGTCAGCACTTCGTCCACTACGGTTACATCCCGGGCTTTGGCTTCTACTGCTTCGGGTTGATTCACCTGATCGGTGGGCACGCTAACGCGGCTACTTCGCTGATGCGTCAACTGGTTGATGCTGGTACGTTAGCCAATCTCCCGGGGGGCTTCAAGTCTCGTGGCCTGCGTGTAAAGGGCGACGATACACCGATCGCTCCGGGCGAGTTCCGTGACGTTGATGTGCCTAGCGGCACCATGCGGGACAACATCCTGCCGCTCCCCTACAAAGAGCCGAGTCAGACCCTTGTGCTGTTGATGGATAAGATCGTGATGGACGCCCAGCGGTTTGCGGCTACGGCTGATATGAAGGTGTCGGATATGTCCGCCCAAGCCCCCGTCGGGACCACACTGGCGATATTGGAGCGGATGCTGAAGATCATGAGTGCAGTTCAGGCTCGCATCCACTACGCGATGAAGCAGGAGTTCAAGCTCCTCAAGAACATCATCCGGGACAATACGCCAGAGGAGTACAGCTACGAGCCGGAGATCGGTGACCGCAAGGCCAAGCGCTCCGACTATGACATGGTGGAGGTCATCCCGGTCTCCGACCCGAACGCGGCGACGATGAGCCAGAAGGTCGTGCAGTATCAAGCCGTGATGCAGCTCGCTCAGGGTGCTCCGCAGATTTACGACTTGAAATTCCTGCACCGTCAGATGCTTGAAGTCTTAGGCATCAAGAACGCTGCCAAGCTGGTGCCGACCGACGACGACCAGAAGCCGACCGATCCGGTGACAGAGAACATGAACATCCTGATGGCCAAGCCGGTGAAAGCGTTCATGTATCAGGATCACGAAGCACACATTGCTGTGCATATGGCGGCCATTCGCGACCCGAAGATCGCCGCTGTTATGGGGCAGAACCCGATGGCGCAGACCATTCTCGCAGCCGCCGCATCGCACATCACCGAGCACGTCGCCTTCCAGTATCGTCGGGAGATCGAGAAACAACTTGGTAGTGCCCTGCCAAATCCCGAGGAGCAGTTGCCCGAAGATATCGAAGTCGCTCTGTCACAGCTCACCGCACAGGCCGCCAGCAGGCTCCTGCAGAAAGACCAAGCTGAAGCTGCTGCTCAACAGGCCGCGCAACAGGCTCAAGACCCGATTATCCAGATGCAGCAGAAAGAGCTGGAGCTTAAAGGTCAGGAACTGCAACTTAAACAGCAGAAACAGCAGCAGGACGCGGCTTTCCGGGAGAAGCAGCTTGCGGTTACATCCGCTGCCAAGGCTGATGAGTTGGCGATCAAAGAGAAAGATCAGGTTATCCGAGCAGCTTCTGAGTCCGATCGGGGTGATAGGGAAGAGGCTCGGGACAGAGAGAAGATAAATCTTGAAATCAGCAAACTCTTACGTGAGTCTACTAGGAGCAAATAATGGATGGCATTGAACTGCTTCTCAAACGTAATAAAGAGGAGCGCGACGCACTAATCAGTATCCTTATCAGAGGAAGTGCTAAGGATTACGCGGAATACAAAAGCATCTGTGGGGTAATTCGGGGTCTCGACCTTGCAGATGAACATATTACTGACCTCGCAAAAAGGATGAACACCAATGATGACGACGACTGAGCAGGTGCCTCAAACCGCACTTGAACAGAAGTGGGTAGCAGATAGCGCGGACGCAGAACGGAAAGCAAAACAGTTGCCTGACCCGCAGGGATATCGAATCCTATGCGCGATACCTGATATTGAGAACAAGTATGACAGCGGCATCATCAAGGCAGATATTACCCGTCAGCACGAGGAGATTCTGACTACGGTGTTGTTCGTCATCAAGCTCGGTCCGGACGCGTACAAAGATGCGACAAAATTCCCCACGGGACCGTGGTGTAAAGAGGGTGATTTTGTGATTGTCCGCTCCAACAGCGGCACCCGTCTGGACATCCACGGCAAAGAGTTCCGCATCATCAACGACGATACGGTCGAAGCGGTGGTCGAAGACCCTCGCGGCATCCGTCGCAAATAAGGAGCAACACATGAACCAACCAGCATACAAGTTCCCTGACGAAGTTGACAGCAAAAAGGAAGAAGGCAAGGAGCCCGCTATTGAAGTAGAGGTAATTGACGACACCCCGCCCGAGGACCGTGGCCGGGAGCCCCTGCCCGAAAACGTAAAAAAAGAGTTGGAAGAGGATGACCTAGAGGAGTATTCCGATAAGGTCAAGAAACGTCTTTCCCAGATGAAAAAGGTCTGGCACGACGAGCGCCGGGAGAAGGAAGCCGCCCTGCGTGAGCGTGAAGAAGCCCTGCGTTTTGCACAGATAAAAGACAGTGAAATCAAGACGTTGCGTGAAGAACTTGGCACCGGGCGTAAGCTCTACGCTGATGATATGTCTAAAGCAGTGCAACAAGAGATTGCCACTGCTAAGGACAAGGTCAAACAGGCATACGAAACGGGTGATCCGTCGCAGATTGCGGACGCTCAGGAAACCCTGACCGATGCCAAAATAAAGCTTAGGGAACTTGAATACAGGAGACCTGCTTTACAATCTCCTGAAAAAGATGTAGAAACACAACAACAGTATCAAGAAACACGACCGGTTGCTGACCCGAAAGCGGAAGCTTGGAGGTCAAAAAATACATGGTTCGGTGTTGATGAGGAGATGACTAGCCTCGCCCTTGGTCTGCATCAGAGACTAGTCCGGCAGGGTCTTGACCCGCGTAGTGATGATTACTACAGCCGTGTAAATGAAACCATGAGGAAACGGTTTCCGGAGTACTTCGACGAAGAGCCGAAGGATACCGAGGACCCCGAGACTCGAACGGCGGCGAAAGAGAAATCTGAGCCCCGCAAGGCGGCCACAAT